TGCTCAGCTTAACTATATTCTTAATAGATTTGATACGTTCTACTATTGAGAAGAAGTTTAGCTTAGCCCAGTACCACTGAGATTCATCAGCCATATCATACTTAAGATACGTCAGGTGTCCGTTGGTCTTGTCCATAACTAACCAACCTACATCTGTTGTGTTCTCTGCGTGAGCATAGCCTTTGATTTGGTCCACATATCCAAAGGGGTCATCATTAATTAGAGAACCGTCCTTGAATTTCTTGAACCCATATGGTGACGCTGACTTAACATCAGTAAGTACACCATCAATCTTACAGTCCATTGAACCTTTGATACCTTGTACTTCTACTTGCTTCTGTTCGTGTGTCACATCGTGACCGGCAAGTTTAGTAAGTGCTAGTACCATCTCTTCAATTAAATGACCATAAAGAAACTTGATTCTAGTGTGTGGCATAAGCTCCTCACCCTTGTATCCGTTGTAAGAATACCACAACTGTCTATCTTTCTTGCCTATGTTAGACATACGGAGCTTGCGTTTATCGAACTTGCTCTCTGTGATATTGTTTCTAAGTATCTGTTTGACATTCTCACCGAAGTCATTGATTACTTGTTCTATAGGTACACCATCAGGAATTTCTTTGGTGTCTATCATACGATATATATCGTCTACTAGTGTGTCTGTTGCCACGTTCTACCTACCTTATATTCACCGTCCAATGGACAGTTTAGGTTAAAAGATTTACCTGCTTTGATGATAGCTCCTACCGCTAGACCACCGAAGAAATCAGCTTGGTCATCTCTGACCTCACACTGAAACTCATCGTGCACATTCAGTACAAACTTATAATCTATCTTGTACTGCTTTGCATATTCGTCTAGTAGCACCAACGCTTTCTTCATAACAACTGCACCTGCACTCTGCAATAGAGTATTAAGTGCTGAATGTTCTGAGCGTATGTGTAGCTTTCTACCATCTAGTCCTGTTACCCACCCCTTCTTACTGGAGTCTGCAACCTTACTACGCAAGTGTTTTAGTGCGGGAGTATTATCAAGAAAGTTCTTCTTAAGTATACGACCACGCTTAGCACCACCTCCTGCTACCTCACCAATCTTACTGTCACCTGCTCCGTAAAGGAAAGCATAAATAAAAGTCTTGGCTTGGTCTCTAGTCTGTAGTCCTGCTGACTTCTGATTAGCACTGTGTATATCACCGTTAAGTATCTCATTAGTGTATGCCTTATCATCCATATAGTGGGCGAGCATTCTAAGTTCTAGTCCACTAGCATCACAACCTACTAGACTGTAGCCATCAGGCACGGTCCAAAGGTCACGACAGTCAGCTCCATATCCACCCTCAAAACCCCATAGTATTTTACCATCTTTACCGTGCTTAGTCGCAGGGACTTGAGCACAATTAGGTTTAGAGTGTGTCATCCTACCGGTAACTGCACCGCAAGGGTTTACCCTACCGTGTACTCTACCAGTTTCATCATTGATAGCATCAACCCAACTCTTTACCATAGCTATACGCTTGGTCAGTGTCAGATAATCTACAATCAACTGAGCTTCGGGTATCTTGACAGTCTTAAGTACCTTCTCATCTACAATAGGGTTGCCCTTCTCAGTAAATGCTTTGGGCTTCCAGCCGAAGTGCTGGAGGTACTTAGCTATCTGCTGACGAGAACCAAGATTGAACTCGGGGTACTCATAATATCCCCACTTACTCCTTACACTTTCATCTGTTGCTTCATAGTGAGCACCTTTGTCTAGCTGAGCTTGATACCTTTTAGATATACTACCATCCTTGTTGTGAGTCTTATCCCCGGGATGTGGTAAGTCTACCCACACAGGCAGAGGTTTAAATCTCTCGTGCACCTCGTCCTCTATGTCTAGTACCTTCTCCTTCATCTCAGCGAGCAGTTCATAAGCACGCTCCTCATTGAGTATCATACCGTTGTCGGTCTGCTCTCTGATGATGTCCGCAGTTCTGTGTTCTATTTCTACTGCGGGAGAATCTTTGTCACCGGTGACAAGATGGTGATACAAGGCTTTAGTTACTCGTACATCTTGCTGACAATACTGTAACATCTCGTGGCTATACTCTTCCCATCCACCTTGATAGTCATCCTTGTAGTTACCTAACCTCTCACCCCAAGACCTCAGACTGTGCCCACCATCAAGGCTAGGGTTATGTAGTCTAGAAAGTACGAGAGTGTCCCGTAAATTAAAAGACCAATCCATCCCAGTAATCCTACGCAGAACAGGAACATCAAAGTTAATAATGTTGTGTCCCACAAGAGTGTCGACATTCTCTGATGCCAACCATTTTCGAAAAAGTCCATTGGCTTCTCCTCCTATAAAATTGTAAACAGTAGACTCACCATTATCAAGCATCGCACAAATGCAATGTACTTTGGTAGCGTTGAGTCCATCAGTTTCTATGTCAAAAAAAGCTGTGTTCATCATCTACCTCCGTCAATCTTCCGGTGTCACTGTCATACTGTAGCTTACAAGCGGGACCAGTCAGACCTGAGAACCTATTCTTTATAACCCGTAGTGTTGTTTGGTTACGGATGATAGGGTCATCGTCCTGTTGGTTACGCTCCAAGCCTATTACAATGTCAGACAACTGAGCAATTGCTGCGGAACCTCTAAGCTCTGATAAGCTCACCTGTCCACCTTCTTCGTGAGCCCTACCTTGAGGTCTCCTAAGATGAGATATAAGGAATAAGCCTACGCCAGTCTCCTGTACTATCTTTCGGAGCTTAGTCATAATGGCATCAATCGCCTTACGCTCGTCAGCTATACCGTCTTGGTCACTGACTACGATAGACAAGTGGTCCAGTACAATCCACTGACAATCATAGGATTTAGCATACGTTCTAATCACATTAAGTAGTGAGTCCTCAGACATACTACCGAAGTGGTCATAGAAGAATACGTTCTTGTCGCCTACTGACTTCTGCCACAGTGCTTTCTTGTCCGCATCACTCAGCTCTCTTTCGTACTGAGGTATGTGGATAGGAGCATTGGCTTCGATAGACATCAGACCCTTAACAGTACGCTCGATAGATTCTTCCAAGTGAATGATAGCTAGGTTGTCCTCAGTGTTGTTCAGTATGTAAGACTCCAGTTCCTTAACGACACTGGTCTTGCCCATACCTGAGCCACTGGTGATAGTTACTAGCTCTTTCGCTCTGAATCCATAAGTCAAAGTGTTAAGACCTTGCCACGGATAGTCAATAGTAAGTAAGTCTTCATCCTTAAGTAGATGTTCCCAAGTGTCCTTACCTCTGATGATGCCTGCAGGAGTATAAGACTCAGCAGACCACCAAGCATTGGTAAACTCTTTGACCTTTCCGTTCACTAGCATATCACTAGCGTCCTTCATAGGTAGCTTACATACCTTGAGCTTGCCGACAGATATAATATCTTGACAGGCTTTGACCGCATCGAACCCGGCTTGGTCTTGGTCGAAACAAAGCACTACATTATCAAAAGACTCTATGTATTCTAAATTGTCTTTGATATCTCGTGACGCAGAAGACGCCCCATTCTTGAGGGAGACCACCTGCCACTTGCCATCGAACATTTCTGAAATCGAGAGGGCGTCAATTTCGCCTTCACAGATAGTCAGATACTTACCACCGGAGCGGTTAGCATTCTGTCCGAATAGCCCGGAGCCTTTGTTCGTTCCAATAATCTGAAACTCTTTAGTTGCGACAGTTCTCTCTTTATAGCCGAGGAGCCTATTGCTCTCGTTAGAGTCGTAGTATGGATAGTAATGTTTCTCTATCTGACCGGTCTTGTCGTAACTAACAGTGACACCAAACTTAGATGTTATGTTAGATGATATGCGTCTGTCCTTAATTGACGCATTAGCCACACCTCTCGGTGTAATTGTTTGCATAAATGTTTCCTCCTCATAATGTTTGTCACCGGTGACACTTTTCTCATAGTGACCACAGGCATTACAATAACCGTGACCATCAGAATAGATAGCTAGGTTATCACCTGCTCTGTCCCCACCTGTATCTCTACAGGCAGGGCAGGGCTTGTGTTCTACAAACGTAGAGGGGTTATGCGAAGAACTCACTAGTCTCAGCATCCTGTGATTTGTACCCTTCGGTACGCTTCAATACTTTAACTGCAGTGAGGTAGGTTGCGACACCGTGTTGAGGGTGCTCGTTTCCTGCTTTCCAAAGTACCTGTACTTCTGACTCTGCTCCGAAATCGTGACCGATTGCTTCACCGTCGCCAGTCTTCACCATCTCAAAAGACAATGGATACTTGGTAGAGAACTTGCGTGCCTTGTAAGACCCTCCGTCCTCTGTCTGAATAGTGCGGACCTTAACACCTGCTGACTCTAGTGCTTTGGCTTCTTTATCATCAACAGCGACAGTAAGTGTGTACTTACCAGTATCCTCACCGTTGAATTTTTCTGTACTGTCTAGATAGACATACTTTGCTATACCTTTAGTTATCATAGTTTTTCCTCGGAGCCCTGAAAAAAAAGACTGCTGTGACGGACTCGAAATCACAACAGTCAAACTACTTTAGACTCAACCAAAGTAATAATCATTATGGTTATCACTTTAATTGAATCTATAGTAATATTTTAATCTATTTGTCAACCGATGTCAACATTAATATCTTCTTTTTTTATATCCCAATCATCATCTAAAAAAGAATAAGGATTGGAATGGTATCTACAGGTAGAACACAGGTCTAAATATTGTGTTCTATCTGCAGGGTCTTTAGCCTTAGACTCCCACTCACTGAGCAAAACATCGCAACATTTACATTTCATTACATACCTCCGTATGTGGAGAAGTCATCTTCAGTGAGCTCATCTTTGTTCTCATAAGTAATAGCAGTGCCATCGTCATTATAAAAAGGCAAGTCAGGATTGGGCTCATAATCTGTCACCGGTGACACATCGTGTCTACCAACAGACCAACCATTCTTCATAGCATATATGTATGCGTCAGTCTGAGTGACATTGTCTAGCATACAGTTACCTTCTCCGTCAGTCACAAAGTACAGTAGTTTAGTGTCTTCATATACCTGTGCTAGTCTACTTATCAGTGGTTTTTTGTGCATTTACTTGCTCCTCTATGATTTCTAATAGTAATTTAATTTTCTCCTCAAGACGGTCATTCTCACGCTTGAGGTCCCTGTTAATTTGTAACGCCTGATTGTAGGCATTCATATTGTTGTTAGGATTACTCATTTTGTGCTCCACCCATCTTGTTTAAGTTGTTTGATTTCTGCAACAAGTTCGTTAATCTGTTGTTGCATATCAACCATTATAGCAAGATATGTGTCAGGTTCAATAGAGTAGGGATAATTTTCTTCGCTCAATCTACCATCATCATCAAAAATTTCCTTGCCTATCCTGTGTCTGATGTCAAAAAATGACTCTACTTGCTCGTCAAAGTCCCTAACGTCGCTTGAATATATACTTATTTCCATAATATCTCCTAAAAATTAACGGTAAATTCGACTCCCGCGTCAACGAGAGACTGTAAATGCTCAGCTTGACCCTTATAACGCCTAGCTAAGCGGTGATTATCCTCAAAATCTGCATCTTGGTAGAGCCTAACAACTCTTTTCAGCTCTACCGCAGTGTCAACTAGCATAATTTCCTTGAGAGGGGTCCAATCTCTACCACTCATCAGTCAATTAAGTCCATATAAGCTCTGACATTGTTCTCAATGAACCAATTCTTGCCTTTGTTAAAGTCTTTATACAGCTTCCTAGCTTCTGCATAGTCACCACCAGTGCCAAGCTCTATATGGTCGTGATAAGACATCATAGTATGGTCATAAATAGCCATCTCTACCGGGTCCAGTTCGACAATGACCCCAGAATATGGGTTCTGTCTGGTTCCTTTCTCCGGTTCGAGCCACATATGGGCTCCGAATGGTAGCTTTTCTATGTCATAGCCCCAAGATTTGTATAAA